CAATACGCCACTTAGCTACACTAATCTCGTATAGTATTCTTAGCTTGTAGTTTGGATTGTCATTAGGCATCGTTCTCCCTTCGCATGTTTGTGTTGGCGGGTGTTTTAGATATCATCTATATCTTCTTCTTCAGATATATCCCCTACTTCAATCCATCCGGCATTGAAATCCTCACGCCATGTGGAGTTTTCTTCGTTGATGATTTGGTCTTCAGCGAGGTCTTCTGCATCTGCTTCAGAGAACGCTTGAATAAACGAGTCATATATTTTATGTTCATGGATTGTTACCTTGTACATTTTCTTTTGTTGAGACACTTGCTTTCCCCTCTGTTGTTCGGAACGTATTCTCAGGCGTTGGCCATTGATACGGTAGGTTGTCTGGAACATTAAACATATAATGCTCCGGATTCTTGCGTTTTAGATTTGACTTATGAGACTCGTGAAGCTTACGTTTACCTAACCACCAAGGCTTGTCAAAGCTTTTAGGTGGAAAGTCATACGTATAGTAGAGTTCATCTACTTGTTCTTTTACGCTGTCTTTAAAGCCGCGGTCGCTCCACTCATTGCAGATAGCATAGATATACTCTATGAGACTACCTTCATGTCCACGCCACATTACTGCGGCTGGGTGGTTACGCCATCCCTTGGTTAGACCTAAGTTAGCCCTCAGAATTTGCAACGCTTCTACACGCTGCTTACCAAGTCTCTTATCGTCTAGGTACTTAGCTGTTTTGTTGTAGTCAGGCCATGGCAAGAATGTATTTACCACGGCGCACTCCAAGCACTAAGAGCACAGCTCTTACAGCTTGCTTGATAGCCTTCTTCCACGATTTCCCATTCCTTGTGGTCACAGTCATCGTGATATCCGCTATCAATATCTTCTTGCAATACATACTGGTAACCTGCAGGCCAGTTGTATTCGTCGCTGTCTTGTTCCATATAGTCTCCAAAATGATCAATTGGTTCATAAGCTTTTGTATCTTTTAGGAAGTCATCTAACTTTTTTTCTGCAGCACGCCACTCTTTTACAGATATGCCGTTCTGCTTTGCTTCCCAGTACTCCATGAAATTGATCAGTTCTCCCATTACACCACCGCATCCAATACTAGGCCGTTATCCATAGCCCAGTCTTGAACTGTAGATATTGCCTCGATAGTTAGGTTAGCCCCACTATCTGGAACTAAGTCTGATATCTGAAGTAAGAACATCTGTGCAGACTCGTAATCATTAAACACTTCGATTAACGTCTCTGTCAATGTATCCCATATTGTGTACATGTTGCCTCCTTTGTTTGTGTTGGTTAGCCTCTACGGCGCTTCTTAATTGCTGCTACTACAACTGACTTTGCAAACGGCAGTAAGTCCTTGGCTGAACTGATACGGCCAAAGATCTCCGACTCATGACGAAGCTGATCTTCGCTGTAGCCACTATTGTTGTAGTACTCCAGGTCCCTATCAGTGCAGATAAGGGTCATGGCTGTCAAGATGCCACGATTACCGATACGCTTAATAACTTCATCATTCTTATCGTTATTAAACACACCGTCAGTGATGATGAACAGCATCTTATTCTTCTTACGAGAAGACATCAACAACTGCTCGGCTGATATAAGCGCACCGTATGGATTTGTTCCACCATTGCCATAGATGAACTTATAGTGTGTGCGGTTGGCTTTCTCATTACGCTTGTATGCAATCTCATTCTTATCGTCGAACGCATATACGGTCACTGGAGCATCAATAGCTTCCAATGCACGCTTGATTGTCCAACATGCTTGAGATGCATGCATATCGTTACGGCCACTAGACATGGAACCAGAACGATCTACCAAGATCACTGCTTCCACATCCGCACCATCGGTGCCCTCTTCCCAGCGATCAAAGGCTTGATCAATCTCACAGCCATTGATTACACGCTGAACGTTAAGCTTACCGGTTGGAGTCTCTTTGACCCACGTAGGTTCGCACTCATCACGCAATCGTTCAAGTTCTTTAGCAAACTTGCGATATGCCATGATGATGTCGTGTGGAACAGACGTATTGTCGAACTTGCCATTCTTTGTAGACTCCTCAAACTTACCATCACCACCAACGATTACTCGTTGCTTGGATTTGATATCTTGCTGAACCGCTTTGTTATTTAGTACGTTGTCTATAGCATCATTGAGCATGGTTTTGATATCATCTGGGATACCACCCTTGCTCTCGTGATGGCCTGTACCAGGAGTCATAGATGGTGGTGCCATCTTATTAGCTTCCTGATTCATTTCACGCATTGCAAGAGCATCCGCAGCACTTTGTGGTACTGGGATATTGGATTGCGTGTCTTCGTTATTTGATGGTTGGTTGTTTGTGTTGGGCGCAACCTTAGGTTTAGGAACATAGATTGATTCTGGTTTGCCCATACCACTGGCTGCTTTAGAGTCACGCTCTTGCATTTTGCCAGGCTCAGGACGTCCCTTAGACATTGGATCACGCATACCACATCCATTAGGTCCGCCAGATAAAGGAATGTCATCACCCTTGATAGGCTTAAGGACTTCATCATTGAATCGTTGAATCAATACCTGCGCCAGCTTGTAATCACGTGGGAATGCAAGCAAACGGTATTGATCTACGATGTCCATGATTGCAGGTATTAGTTCTGGTAAGGCAAACTCATCACGATAAGCTTGACGAACTTCTACAGGTAAATAACGACGGCCACGAATAAGTACGTAACCACCAGCTATTTCCTCCGGACTATTACCAAGCCAACGAGCAACTGTACCGGTTAGATACGGAACAACTGCTGGATATCTTGCGCATAGCAATGTCTCGATGCGCTGATCCTCCAAGATATTTGTAGCCTCCATATAACCATTGGCTAAGACCCACTTAATCAACTCTGTACCCTTACGAGGAGTATAGAAGTGATGGGCTAGCTCGTGGTAGTTTAGGCCGGTAACTTGCGTCAATGTCTCTAGATCCATATCAGTAATCTCTTCCTGATTGATATAGATTGCAGCGCCATCAGACCATGCTGGTGCAGGACCGTTTGGCATAACATTGACTATGATTGGATCACCCGTTAACACACGGTCAGCTTGCTCATACACACGACAAAGAGAGCCTAGTTGAACTATGCGCTCTTGATCATCTTCTGTACGATACTCGCCATACCACGGATTGTCGTTGAAGTCATCGATTAGCATCTTACCTCCTTAGACGTTGGATGGAATGCTTGCTGCCCATGCTGCAAGCTGATCATCAAGGCTGACTTCTAAGTCGTTCTCGATGTTTATGTTGGTCGCAATACCAAAGTCTGCTTTGATATTGTGCTCATGAGTTTGAAACACCATACGCACGCTAGCTTGCTCATCGTAGCTAAAGTGTGCAATAAAGTTTTCGGATGCGAACTCGTAACCTAGAGCGGCTACAAGCTCTACGAACTCCATACCCATGTTGGTAGAGATTGGTGTCTCGTATTGACCCTTGGCAGCTTCTACACGAAGTTGCTTCATGAGAATACGAAGAGCCTTGGACTCAATCAACTTCTCCTCGACCGAGTCGTCATAATCCCACGGGATTTGAATGTCGAAACGATTGCGGAATGCAAAGTTGAGTGGTGTGGTGCCGATATACTCTGGATTCATTGTGGCAAAGATAGTGAGGTCTGGATGAGCCTCAATTGTCTCGCCGTGGTGATCGAGCAATGTAATATTGCGACGACCATCAGTCAGTGAATACAAGTTGGTGTAGATCTTAGGATTGATGAAGTTAACCTCGTCAAGCAAAAGAACGCCACCATTGCGAACTACGTCAGTAACTGGACCATCGATCCACATGAACGACCCATCTCCATCGGAGACGAACTTGCCGGTCATTTGACTTGGTTCCATAGATGCGTTACCTGAGATAGACGCCATGCGCAAGCCGCGTTCTGCAGCCCACGCTTCTACTGATGTGGTCTTACCTGGGCCAGTAGGGCCGTAGATAAGAACGTTTGTGCCGTTGGCACGTGCGTGGTCATAGACTGCAAAGTCTTCCTGACCCCAAATCTTACGATGAACGTAACGTTCAGCCAACTTGATTGGTGGCACTGTAGCAAGATTAACTTGAAGAATCTTGCCAGCAGATGTTGTAGTAATTGGTGCGTCGTCCATTGTTTGTGTTGGTACAGGCACTACAAGTGGAACTGTAGAGCCAGACTGACGACGGTTATCGATTACGTATGCGTCCAATGAATCATCTCCTATTAGAATTAGATCGTGAATTTCGTAGAGCTTTTCTACGAAAGGAGTTGTATCAGTATTAGGTGTTGCCTTGGTATGTGAGTTACATGCCTTGGTACCTAACACTGGTGAATAACCTTTATCACTGATCGCTTTCTCGTCAGTAGGTGTAACGTACACACCTACAGGAGTACGAGTCAGCGTCTCATTATCCTCAACGATGTGAGAAATCTGATCGAGAAAGATTTCCTCCCACTTATTGTGAGGACCCTTGCTGCCATCAGTAAGACGCGACCATATCTTGACGCCACCTTCATGAGGAGCCATAAGAACCTGACGGCGCTTATTCCCCATAGTTGGTTCGTAAGACTCGGTGAATACTGCTATCTCCATGTGTTGCCTTCCTAGTAGTCTTCATCATCATCGAGAATATTTTTCTCCATGACTATTGCAGCTTCATACATAGCAACCTTTTGTCTAGGCCACTCTGTAATCATTTCAAACAAGAAGCCTTGCGCTTCTGCTCGTTCCATAACATGACCCATAAGGCCAGTTATCTTACCAATCAATTCATCCTTTAAATCAGGAGGCATTGACTGTAGTTCATCTACGTAGTGCGAGTCAAACTCCACTTCGTTTCCTTCATCTTCATGCTCACATGCGTGGCACATGATGTTCCTTTCTGTTAATTAGCAGGAGACTAACTTACCCCCGTTGCGCACAGGGACTGAATACCCATCGCACCTTCTCTTCTCATCTCGCATACACAAGGTTCTCATTTCCCCCAAGTGTGTGAGCCTATAAATTACTCGGATTTGAATCGATTAAGTATGATTGAGGTTGGCTTAGTTAGCCTCCTGCTATTTGATAGCCATATGGACTACCAAACTTAGATGTTTAACGACAGCTTCTCGTGCTCCCAAGTGTCAATTGCACCTGAGTGTGCTTGATAAACGGCTGCTTTGAATTTATCTCCAGACCAGCTATTTAATACAAGCGCTTTATACAATGTGCGTAGATACTGAGTTGCTTCAGCAGGGTTAACACGTATTAACGTCTGCTTAACTAGGTCGTAGTTCTGCGCAAAGTATGCTGCTGTTGCTGTTAACTCACAAATAACAAGTTCTTCTTGCGAGTTGACTTCAGTAATGCATTGCATACGCGCTGTTAGCGTAGCAAGCATGCCATCAATCGTATCTGTCTTTGCCATGTGTGCGAAGAGCGCTTCTTTGAATGTGGATGTTTGTGTTGAGAGCTTACCCATATTGTCTGGGAAAGCACCTGAGGCAATATACATACATACTAACTCAGGGTTATCAACACTACCTACTATCTGTGGGAAGCGTGCTTCTGGATTATACTTAACCGATAACGAATTCGACATTATCTGCGATCATCCTTTCTAGTTGACTTGCTGCGGATTTTATTACCTTGCCATCACGTAGACGAAGTGGGGTTCCACTCCACAACATACGCTCAGGTTTACTGCCATAGTCATACTTTTTACTACCTTTACAGGTAGAGCAGACTACTTCTTTAGTTACTGGATGGCCATCACTTAGTCCGTGAGGACATGGAACTGTGTGCCAACGATATTGGTGCAATTGACCAATGTAGTTTGCTTCAGGGTGGGTCTCGCAATGCATGCGGCCATCTTCACCCTGCTTGCCGTTGTAACAAGTATTGGAGTAACACCAACCATCCACTAGTCCACTTTGTGAACAGGTTCTGCAACCTTGTATCTTGGGAGGAGATAATGGGGCGTCATACTCTTGTAGATAAAACTTAAAGTTACGCTGTAACACTGTGATACCTGCGTAACGTTGTATTGTGAAACGGGTGCTGTACCCACGTAGGGCTGACCAACCATGCGGATAGCTAGGTCCAAAGATAGTTGTTGTGCCGTCTTTGTGGTAGGTTACAAATGACATGGTTGAATTCCACGTATAACCTACGTTGATGTCACTATCAGCATCCCATTTGTTTGTCTTCCAGACACGTAAACCTCTGTCATACAATGGGCGCTCATACTTTTTGCGACCACCTTTGAGGTACGTATCTGCCCATTGCCAATCATAAGCCATTAGTCAACCTCCTCATAGAATAATGATAGCTTGTTGGCTTGCTGTAAGTCAAAGACACGCTCACGCATAGCTTCGACTGTTTGTTGTTTACGAGCAATAGTGCAAGACTCTTCGTCTTCCTCGTAGAACGATAGGCTGATAGGAAACATCGGGGCTTCCTTAGCCGGATTGTCGTGCATAATATGTAGAACCATGCCTAACCCATCGATAAAACCAGCACTGTAAGAGCGCATGACTTGGCTCTCTTCGAACTGATTGTCACGATGTTCTTCCCACATGATACGATTTATCTTATCTGTGAGTTTCTTGCGACTTAACAGAAGCTTTCGCATACTGTCTCCTTATAGGTAAAGCCCCCGCCATTGCTGACGGGGGCCGGATTGTTTGTGTTGAGTTATTATTTTGTGGGCGGTGTTACAGGGATACCTGCAACATACTCATTCTCTTGGCTATCAATAACCAAGAGTGTGTCGTTGGCATATGCTTCACCAACGGGTGTTTCACCAATCACTGCGTAAACTAAGGCGCTCTTCAAACTCTGAAGCTCATCTTCGGTAAGGTGCAAGAGCCGTTTATTTACTAATTGATTGGCCATCTCGATAACAAGACCAGCACACTCTAAACGAGTGGCATCCTCGGTAACATTATCTGAGTATTTCTTTTCCTTTAGGTAGTCCAGTGAATAGACTCTAAGACTACCCATTAAGGATTGCCTCTAGCTTTTCTGGATCAAAAGCTGGAGCAATAGTTGATGGCTGGTAAACCTTTCCGGTCTTCCAGTGGGGAATTGATTTGTGATTCCAACGACCACCTTTTGCTTTCCAAGCCTCACGCTTGGCATCATTCTCAGGACTTCGTCCGTTGATATGAGTGAAGTTGGTCTTTGGTGGTTGAGCAGGGCCTGGGTTCTTCTTTGCTGCCTTGCCATTTGGGCGGTTATCATTGCGACCGCCTGTTGATTTCTTTATTGCCATTTACTTGTCCATCCTTTCGGCTTGGGTTGACTCTACACTGTCGTATAGAGTGTCGATGCCATCATTCCACAGCATCAATGCTTCTTTGCGGGTACAGCCGTGAAACAGCTGTGCTTCTAATAAAAATAAATGCTTGGTAATGAAGGTGTCAGGGATTGTTTGTGTTGACACTGCTTATCCTTTCTGTTAAGTGAGCAGTTTTAATTGTCATGCTCAGGACATTTGGCGTAGACGAGGGAGGTTTTCTGGCACTTATGCCATCCCGACTCCGTGTCATACCAATACTGTGAGCAGTTTTACCTTAAGTCATGCTCAGGACTAAATGACTAATAGATAGGAGTTATCTTTATTAACTCACGCTCTAAGTCAGTCATTGTATGCTTGCCACTCTCACGGGTAGACTCATAGCAACCTTGCCAAGTTTCATGGTAGAACTCTGTGCCACGTTTGACACTGATTTCTAACTTGGGTTGGTTATCTTGTATGCGTCTGCCGCAATTGCCGCAGTAATGCAGGGCTTTGGGGGCCATGCACGTACCTCCTTTTAGTAGGTACATCCCACTCGGTGTGGGAATACTAATACAGTCATCACCCGAGTGCAAATCCACTTACACTCGGGTGATGAACTGCGGTTTTGAATCACCGGCTATTTCATTATAGGAATTTCGATAACTTCATACTATCTACAGCCCACGAAGTCTGTAGGAATATGTATGGCTTCACAATCAAGGGGTCGTACATTACTTGAGCGCACTCATTCCTGAGTATGGCCTTCAATGCCTTAGCACGAGGATTCACAAAAGCTATCTAGTTCCTTCGGTGATGCAGGTTGTCTATACAACCAGAGCACACACCAAACCATAACTGAATCGGTAGACTATTTTCAGAGGTGTATTTCAACAGAGAAAAACAGAAGTGAATAGCTAATTCACCCATCAACTGTCCTAGCAAGCAGACTGAACATTGTCCCCTGACATTCTGCGTTGCGTCACCATTCTGGTAGCGTAGTTTGTTCTACCCATCACGAATAACTCCTCAATGTTCAGCCATAACGAGAGTTAATTAGCGGCCTGTGCACGATAGTTATGCGTTTGGTGTGTGTCCTGACTGTATAAGCGGGGAATGTTTATGTTGGACGCCTGTTGTAATACCATTCGGCAACAGTACGGCTAAGGAAGTTCATCTCATCTAGGCATAAAACAGTTGGGCGCATCTCTTCTATGTATGCTGGGTCTTCATCTAAAAAATCTATGAAGTCATCTAACTGTATGTTGTTTTCATAGCCTAACTCACGCAACTCAGCAAGGAACTCATCTGTTCCTACATAGAGATACACTTCATTCTTTTTCATTGGTACTCCCTACTCCAAAGATGCCTACAACTGAGTAGACAGACTCGGCATAGCACAGCATGTTAGATGTCAAATCTTCAGGATGAAGCACATCATCTTTGTTAGCGCTCTTCCAATTGGTATGCAAATATTCTTTGAGACCAAAGGCAAACTTATCAACGAACTCGTCGATAGTCATATAGCCGTGCTCTCTTCTGTCTTCATCTGTCCAATCTTTTGGACGCTTGTTTCTTTTACCCATTACCATTCCCTTTCATCATAGGCAAACACTGCGTGTAGGATGTTATTGAAGTACTCACCCCTACGGCAGATACCTGTAGCGTGTTCGTATGTCCATACGACAAACGGATCGTGAGGACTGTTGGATGCGTAGCACAGGATAATATCTGTGAACTCATCGGATGGTTTATGTGCAAGTATCATCGCGCCTGTGGATGCACCACCATCGCCCTGTAATACGATACCTACCTTGAGTGTTGTAACATTACTGCTCATTCTGTATCTCCTTTTTCCACAGATTGCGCATACGCTTAGACCAGCGTTTCTTGTTGGGTAAGGAACCCGCTGCGTTGGAGCGTCGTAACTGCTGTACTCTCTTGACTCTGTCTTTGTTGGGTGACTTGCGGAACATATGGCGCCTCGATTGTTTGTGTTGGAAACATTATCTGTTTGATAATGAGCATACATAGTTGATGTCTGTCGTGCGATGTAATGACATCTTTAGTTATCTTTACCTGTACTGATAGGGTTTGCATTGTGTTCCTTTCTTTTAGGGATAAAAATGGGCGGGTGAAGGCTCCCTCAAACCTCCACCCGCCTGTGTCTGCGCATCTTGCAGACTTTTTCACATAAGACTAGTTCTTGAGAGTCTTAAGTAAATCTACCTGTACTCGCATGATTGCTACCTCTGCCAAAGTCTTGATGCAGAAGTCCTCAAGTTCCTTAAATACGGACTCAAGGTCTTTACTTAGTTGTTCATCCATTGCTTTTTCTCTTTTCATCTCGTAGTGTGACCTGTAAGAATCGCACTTGTTTTGTCAGTCTGATGTTTTCCTTCCAGAACAGACCCATTACTGTCATCATTCCAAGCAATGCAATGATGATTCCAAGCGTTGTACCATTATCTAGTACCATTATGCTACCTTTCTCTTGGTTGTTGTATGTGTGGCGGGACTTACGAAGCCTGAACCATCTCTCCACTCACCAGCCCATACACCATAGAGACCAACAGTCTCATTGGAGTACTTACGGCAAGCATCGAGCATAGGACATTGAGCGCACAAGGCTTTTGCCTTTGCGATTGGTTCTTTGAAGTTTCCCCAACCTTCAGGGAAGAAAAGGTCGGGGTCAACTGAGGCACACAACTGAGTGCCATCAAAGGGATTAGACATAGCACTATCCTTTCTTAGATAGGGTCTTTGTTGCATCTGTATCTGCTTTATCCCATAGTTCATAGCAGGGATAGCAAAGGATGTGTCCTTCATAGCCGATAGCGTCATCTATCTGCGTCTTACAGTCAAAACACTTCATGGCAAACCTTTCTAATCAAGGGATTCGGTACGCTTATTAGCGCATGGGTAACAAATCTTCTCTACTAGGTCAATAACACCTAGACAGAACGCATCTACACCTGAGTAGACAAGATCTTTAGTAGTCTCGCAGTCAACGCACTTCATACTATTCTCCTTTCGCGGGATGGGTGTTTGTTGAGCAGTTTGTATTCCTCATACTCAGGAGGCGTCCCATAGAACAGGGCAACGGCAGAAAATAGGCGGGGAAACCTATTTGTTACTCATCTTACAAGGCTTACACACATAAGCACCTGTAGATAGAGAGAAGAGGAAGATAGCCTGTGAAGGATAGGAATACTCCTTACAGACAGAACAGCACAGCCTTGCTTGTACAGACATACAGCCTCCGATGTTTGTGTTGAGCACTCTCAGATAGAGAGTAAGAGACACATAGGGAATAGCCTCATAGACCAATGGGTCAGTACGCACAGTCCTATGTGTCCATCACCAACTACCTGATAATAGACCCCACCCCTAGCCCATAGCCTGGTCGCACTCTCAATGATAAGAGTTGGTGGTGTGTAGTAGCCTGAATAGACTCCCAACTCCCAATGATGAGAGTTGAGAGCCTATTCGTTAGCAGGACACCGAAAACGGATACCAAGACTACTCTTGGGCGTGCTAGCAGTTCCATAGCACTGTGCGGCAGACATATGTCACCTAGGTTAATCTAGATTCCCCAGCCCGATTATGCTCATAGTTACTATGAGCATAGCAAAAGGGCGGGAGTGTTATCCCCCGCCCTTCCACTACGAGCAAAGACTAGGCAACCAAAGCCTTCTCCGCGTTTGCCCGTACCTCTTCGAGCAAGAGGGTCATTGCTGACACCTCTGCCTCTAGGAGTTTGATAGCCTCATCAGCAGGCAAACCTGCCTTGATGAAAGCCTCACGACCCTTGGTGATGGTCGTGATAGATGTGGCGTGTGCCTTGCCGTTGGCACGGCGTGTTGCTACTGCCTCTACTGCTGCAGCATCAACCTTTGCCTTGAGGGTGTTAAGCCCTGCAAGGACATCACCGCCCATAGCGATAACAGCGGCGCACTCCTCAGGCATCTTGAAGAATGTCTGAGTCAAGTCCTCCCACTTGGTAGGCTCTATCTGCAACTTGCCAGAGAGATAGCCACCGAATACGCGGGACGCGTTGATAGCACGCTTATACTTGCCACCTGTGTAGATGTCGGACAACTCTGTCTTACCATTGAAGAGTTTGATGAACTCTGTGATGGAGTGAGAGGTGTCCTCTGAGTGTGTAATGATTGCCTTAGCAACCGCGAGAGTCAATGTCTTTGACATTTGACTACCTTTCGCTGCCGATACAGATAGTATCGGGGGTTACCCCGTGCCCTAGTGTGCTATGACGCACTACACCTATAAGTGCTAGGGCGACGGGCTACACGGAGTAATCTTGGTATCCATTGGGGCGATACGCTACCTAGTAATGCGGGTAGGTTCTCTCCCCTCTCCTTTGTGCTGTACGCGACTATCTTAGTTGTCGCTTTTACCCCCCGCCACCCTTAAATCCCTTTTATCCCAAATGTCCACCAGGGGACGCGAGTGGTTAGGTGTATTTTGATCTACACAGTGGCCTTACAAATGTCCGAATTGTGACAATTGTCATAGTTGGGGAAATTTTGTGCGGGAATCGGGGGAACTATTATCATAGTTAAGGGTATTTTGAATTAGAAAAGGTACATTTGTGAGGTTTTTACCTTTTGTGAGTACAAGACAGTGGCTAAATGTGCTAGAATATTTATTAGAGGAGCTCAAATGAGTCCTCTTTAGCTAATTTAATGTATTTCACTAATTTAGCATAACTAATTTATCGTCTAAGGAGATAAAAATGGCAATTATGCCTAATTCAGGAAGCAACAAAGACAATCATATGGATCGTTACACTGATCCATTCGGACCAAAGAGTCCAAAAGACTGGGGTCACTACCCTAAAGTCACAAAATCAGAGGTAATTACAATCAATTCGCTCTTTCCTCAGTTCAATCGCTGGGCAATTGGTTTCGATCCTCTATTTGACACCTTCAAGCACATCAGTGCTGAGGTAAAAACTGGCGGGTATCCTCCATACAACATCTACAAAAACAAGGACACATACGTCCTAGAACTGGCTGTAGCTGGCTTTGCTAAGGAAGATATCAAGATCAGTGTCAAAGAGCTCCAGTTGACCGTAGAAGGCGAATTAGGGGCACCTCAGGAAGAAGCTATCCATAAGGGAATCGCTACCCGTGACTTCAAGCAAGAGTTCGCTCTAGCTGAGTACATCATCGTCAAGGGTGCAGAGCTTAAGGATGGATTGCTACGAATCACTTTGGAGCAAGAGCTACCCGAGGAGAAGAAGGCAAAGGTTATCACTATATCATAACCTGTGGTAAAATATTAATTAGAGTGGGTTTAGTGCACACGTACCTTCTCTAGCCGCCTCGTACCCTACTTACTTTTGTCTAGCAGGGTACGAGGCTCCTTGATCTTTAGCTCAGCGGCAGAGCCCTCGACTGTTAATCGAGTTGTCCCTGGTTCGAATCCAGGAAGATCAGCGCTGTACACACACCAAAAGCTGCCCGCCGAAAGTTTGGAAATTATGGAACAAGAAAGACTGATGTTGAATGTGCTCTGCTTCAATTGTGGAGTTATGTTCAAAGTAGAAGTAGGAACTAAGAACCCGACTGCTAGATGCAAGGAGTGCCAAGACTAATGCCAAAGTACGATTACCGATGTGATAAGTGCGGTATCCAAGTAGAGTTTGAAAAGTCAATCCACGAGGAGTCTTCTCCTATGTGTGTTGGGTGTAGCACAAATATGTCCCGCGTCTGGTCAGCCACACCCGCTCACTTTAAAGGTGGCGGTTGGGCTGGCAAGGAGTAAGATTACTCCATGAGCATGAATGTACCTGATGGTTTCTACAAAGGTAGGAACGGACGTATCTACCCTAAGAAGCGTGAGTCTCTGTTAGACAGAACTACCGCAGCTATAGAGGCACGTTCTCGTAATGATGGTATGGATGCATATGTATCTAACAGCTATGTTGATCCGGAGTTTGGTGTGGGCTATGAAGTTATTGATCCCGCCCCTTCACGCAACAGCGGTAGATCTAGAGCTCAAAAGCTAGGGTACAACGCTTCTATGGAGTATTTGGCTATCAAGATGCGTGATGATACTATTGTTGGATATCCTGGGGTTACCTTTGATGAGTGGAAGATGCTAGGAAGCTACAGCTCTACAACCGACTATATTGAAGGTGTGCTATCTCGCTATACGGGTGGTGCATGGGATACGGTTACCGGAACCCCTCCTCAAAGTAACGATCAGAGCTTTGGGCAAGGTACTGTAGATTAGTCTGCTATCCTATAGCTATACCAAGAGAGGGTAATCATGACTACGCTTGCTGCTATACAAGGTGATGGCTGGACCGTAATCGGATGCGATAGTCGTGCATCTGATGAAGATGGTCGCTATATGGATTTAGCAACACCAAAAATTATTAATAACAACGGTGTACTGATAGCTGTCTCTGGTGCATCCCGTGGTGGAAATATCACACAGTTTGGTTGGAAGCCACCTAAGCCACGTGCTACAGATAACTTAGATATGTTCATGACTAAAACTTTTATCCCATCAATGCGTAAAGCATTTCAAGATGCCGGATTTGAAGGTAAGGAAGATGGAGACGCAGCATTTCACGACTCTAACCTTCTAGTATCGGTTCGTGGTGTTATCTACCCGATCTTTAATGACTACTCTTGGGATAGAGAAGCCCGCCGCGTTTATTATGCAGGTAGCGGTGGAGATATTGCCTTGGGTGCCCTAGAGGCTCTTAACTATGAAAAGGCAACTACCCCAGAGGCCGCAGAAAAAATTCTACGGAAAGCTATTGAGGCTGCAATAAAGCACGATATCTATTCTGGCGGTAAGATCATTACACAGGTACAAGAGGCCTAATTTCTGTCATCATTGGTCAGTCCAACCCCGGACACTCACATTGATCAAGTGAAGGAATATAAATGGCAACAAATAATAATGGAAACTTGTTGGATTCATCCGGCAACGTATTCGTAGATTTCGTATGGGGAAATTTCCCTATGCAACCAAATGATGACCGCACAGACGGAACAGCTGTTGAGGTTGTAGCAAACAACGCTTCAGGTAACTACGCATGGACAGGACACTCAGTTTATCCAAGCGCACGTCTTAACGCAGCTTTGGACAACCACGCTATTGCAGAAGCAGAGTGGGCAGGTTTCCCAGGATTCGTAGCAGCAGAAGGTAACTACATTGTTACAGCAGTTTCAGGAGATGGAACAACTGTTACTTACACATCTCAGAATAAGTTAGAAGCAGGAGCTACTGTAAACATTACAGGTCTTACAGCTTCAGCTTACAACCTATCTTCAGCAACAGTTGCTACAGCTAACAAGCTTGGCTTCACAGTAACTAACTCAGCTAACGCTGGTTTGATTACAGGACAGTACGGTAAGGTTCAGTCAACAACTGCTCTTTCAGCAGCTGATGGCGCAGGAATTGCTTACATCAACGTACCTTCAGTAGTTGGTGCAACAACAGCAGTAGCTCTTGATCTTCTCAAGGATGCAGGTTACGAAGCAGCTTCAATCACAACTGCAACAGCAGCTACAAACGCAGCTTCAACAATCACAGCAGTTTCACGCACAGGTACAACAGCAACAATCACCTCTTCAGGTGCTGGTGCAAAGTACCCAGTTGGAACAAAGATTACAGTTGCAAGCCTAGTATCACCAGATACAGCTCTCAACGGTACTTGGACAGTTACAGCTACAGCTACAAACACTGTGTCTTTCGAAACAACAACCTCTGGCTCACTATCAACAACAGGTCTCTCTGTTGCTGGTCTCACAGGTGTTGCTGGAACAATCAAGACACAGTCAGTTGCAGCTGGTACAGGTTCAGTGGCAACAACAGCAACAATCACAATTACACCGTTTGCAACAGCTTCATAAGGTTAAAGCAAATAAAAGAGCCGGGAGTTCACGCTCCCGGCTTTTTGCTTTAGTGAGACAATAACTCTATGACTCAGGTAATAGAGGCTTCAAAGCAGGTGGAACAGGGACGGGTTCAGTGTGACCAGTGCTCTGCTAGGGCAATGTGCGGGGTAGAGCTGCCGTATGGGTACTTATCCTTTTGCCAGCACCACTATAATAAGAATGCCCAAGCGCTTACAAACCAGGGTGGAGTTGCTAGAATTCTGGACATATACGATAAAGAAACGGATTCCGTATGAGAAATCAGAACCAGAACGTTGTTCAAGCAGGATCAGGTACTGGGTTTAACCCGCTTGGTATGGTCTTGAGAAGTTGGCAGCGCAAAAAAGAAATTGACTACCGTTTTGGGCAAGCAAACGAATTGATGACTAGACAACATGAGCTAGCCCTGGAGCGCGATAAGAATAGAACTATGAATGATGTAATGGCCGCAGGAACAATCGGCGCATTTAATAGTCATTTTGATATGGTTAAAGACACCAGACAACATGGGCAAAAGATTGATCAAATTAAACAGCAAGGACGTCAAACTCGTCTTAGTGAAACACATAAAGGCAAGCGTGCTACTAAAGATTTAGAAACACAAACTAAAGGACTTTACGCTAACTCTCAGGATCCCTCCACAGGTATTTCTCCATTAATGTCTGCACCAGGAAGATTACAAAATATTGGTCCACTACTTAAAGGTAATCCACTATTAGGAGTTAACCCTGTTACAAAAGCAGGAGAGAATCCTGCTGCCGATGCTGGTACACCTGCTGGTGGTAAAAAGCGAGGACGCAAGCCTAAGGCAGCTCCTATTGCACCAATGACAGGAACAGACGCTAAACCAGATAAAGGTCCTGGTTGGGTACAGGATACAATTCCATTTGATAATACTCCAGCTGGACCAAACAGTGGTTCAGCAGAAGTTACTGGAGCAAAGATTAAAAAACCTAGGGCCCCTAGAGTTAAGAAAACAGGAACAGAGGGTGGACTATAATGTCAGAGCGTGGTAAGAAAGTAAATAAGAACAACCCTGCTAATCGTGCTGCTCGTAGCACTAAGAAGCGTGCTGCTAAAGAAACTAAGAAAAAAGTTATCAGCGCTGTTACTGAAGGAATTTCTCCACGTAGAGAAAACACTGTTCCATCTGAAGCTATTAAGCCAGGTATTGATTATGTAAATCAAGTTGAACAAGATGTTCAACCTTACACAATGCCTAAAGCTGAAGATCTTGGTAAGACTGGGCAAGCAAGAGCTGCGCGAGGGGTTAAGAAGTCTATCGAAAGACTTGATGAAAAAGATATTGCAGAAGCTCGTCGTGAGAAGACACCTTCAGAACAAGCAGCAGCAGATGCAGCCGCAACAGGTGTTACTCCAGAAGAGCTTATAGCAATTCGTGCTGGTAACGCAAGCTTCGTTGATCAGGGTCCAAAACCTGAATCTAAATTTGAACCTGTTAACTTAGCAGTTGCTGATATGGAACAGCCTAGGGGTGCTTGGTCACCAAGTACAGGTACTGGAATCTTTACGCCTGCTCCAACAGGAGCGGTTCGCGGTAACCGTGCGCAACCTGCATCACCTGCAGTTCAGGAAAATACTTTAGAGCGTGTTAAATCAGGTATGGGTTTGCCAGGTATGCAAGCTGGCTCTCCTACAGAAATTATTAATCACCCTGTACATGGAGAGATGGAAGTGCCCGCAGATATTGCACGTGCACACCGCTTATATGATTTAGATTTTCAAAAGAACTCTGGTAAGGCTAATCGTCTTGCAGGAATAGAAGGTTCTGAAGATTACGCATCTCCTTATGCTCACAAAGGCGGTCACTACGAACGTCTGGGTCGTTTACAGGCTGCAGGAGAAAATCCAGATGATATTTCTACCTATGCTCGTAAGATGGGCCAAACTGAGTATGATGTTGTAGAAAGTCGTCACGCTCTTTTGCAGGATAAAAAGGATTCAGCAACACCTGTCAACTACGGTATGCAGCATTTGCATCCAGATGATACTTTTACACACCCTACTACCGGAGCAACCCACCCCATTACTGAGTGGTCTACTGTTCACAACATGCCTGTAACAGGTGAGGGGTTGCCAGATCTTACTGCAACAAAGGGAACTAACACCTCTATTTACAAAGATAGTCGTGGCAATCTTCAAACTACAGTACCTACACACCTTGGTTGGTGGAAAACCCCAACTGATGGAAACAGCAGTCGTGAAAATATAGCGCAACGACCTGGTAACTGGAGCTATAGATCTAGTGTTCTACCTTTAGACGCTAAGCCACAAACTGCTCCTATCCCAGCTTACGACTTTACCGTTCAACAAACACGTGAAGCTCTGCCTATGGGATCTAAGGCAAGTCGCGCACAAATTTCAGAAGCTGCTCGTGCTATGGCACAGATTGCGTCTGCAAGCGGAGTTTCTACGGAAGGTAGAGTAAGTCAGGTTCAAGTAACTGATCCAACTACCGGTCGTGCACTTGACGAGCCTAAGACAACCTCTACACCCGCACGTCCTACATACAAGACTACAGATACGCCTGCAGAAGATCCAAAAGTCTACAAGCGTAATGGACGTGGAAAAAATGTAATTAAAGATGTTAATCATTTAGTTTCACAGCAAATGGCTACTGTAGTTGGTGGCGGACCAGAAACTGCTACAGGTGAAATTGCACGTAGCGGAGAAACTGCAACAGTTGGCGGTATCGAACCTACACAGGGACGTTCACGTGGATTTGTTCCAGCACCTATTATTTCTAAGGCTACAGATGGAGCATCAGCATTTCAACCTGGAAAGACAGTAGTTGCTGGCACAACAGCAGAAAATAGAGCTCTTAGCGAAAAACTTCGCACACAAGAAGAAAACACTGGCCCAGCAGGTGGACGTGGTTTTGGTTCAATTGAAACTGATAAGCCTCAAGAAATGCCTTCCTATCGTACAGATGTTGCTGGCAACCCTATTCCTAATCCACCTACAGTGGGTGTTAAGGGTGCTAAGCGTTTATTTGTTAGAAGTCGTACCGCTACAGGCAATATGATGCCAAAGCCTCTTCAAAAGTTCTTTGAACCTGTAAATGCCCCAGCAGATGGTGCAGAAGGTCCACAACCAACTTCAGGATATGCAGGAAAGCCAGCGCGTAAAAATAAAAGAACTGGGGAGCTTATTCAACCAGAGCTTAATTTTGAACCTGGTCGTACAGCATACGCTACTCCTTTTAGTCCAACAAAGGCTCCTTTAACAGAGCGCCAGGAGTGGACTCAAGCAGCTATGCCTACAGGTGAAGCTCCTGCTCCAAGCAAGCCAACAATGACAGCTACTGAAGCTAGCAAGTACAGCCGTATTAATCTTCAAGATAAGCCTGACAAGGGCCCAGCTCAGCCAATGCTTGATTTTGGACAGCCGGAGCGTGAAGAGGAAGATAAGCGAAGAATTGCTTCTGCTGCTAATGGTGGCGTAGACGCTACTACCGGTAAGAAGTTTAAGCGTAGCGGACAACAATGGGGATTCTTGGATCAACGCTGGATTGGAAACATCGGCGGAACTAATGAAGCTCTTGCAGACGATGTGGCACAGGAGAATCGCGCTAAGGGTAGCGAACACCCTCGTGCAGAAATTCCTGCTCCAGCTGGTCTTCCTAAGGCAGGTCCTAAGTCTAAGCCAGTTGATACTGATGGTGCGGGTCCAGCTACTCAGCGTATTATTGGTGAGATGCATGGAAGCAAACAAATTCAAGATGCATTAGCTAAGCTGCGTGCTCCTCAAAACCCTGAAGGATAAATATGTCTATTAACGAGACGTTTTATTCTGTAGTAGCTGAGTGCTTAGTAGAAGGCAGGTTACCTAAGAACTTGCGCCTAAACGCACACGAGTACGCAGACTATGCGCACGGTCTAGAGCCTGATCAAGGTGGAGACCATGCAATTACTAACCAGCGACATGGACGATCTTCAGGGAGCAACAACTAATGGGACGCAGAAAATCAAAGCCTATTAAGCCAGCAACAGGGTTGCAGAAGCTTGTTTCTGAGTCTCCTTTTGTATGGGACCAGTATCGCCTAGGTCATACGTGGGATTGTACAACCTGTGGAGAAAAGATATTTCACTCTAATAACAGGGGTCGCTTAGGTCTTTCTCAATTTTCCATGGAGAACAATACCCGTGGAATTAGTCACAAAGCTCAGCTACACTTAGCTAATGGGTGTGCAGCAGATGATAACAAGCTGCCTGAGCGTAAAGATTTGGATAACTGATGAGTACAAAATATTGCAATAAGTGCAGCCATGAGATGGATATGACAGTCTGTGTATCTAACTTGTGTCGTTGCGTTTGCACAACGAATGGGGAAGCATAATGGCTAAATCAGCTGCATGGCAACGTTCTGAAGGTAAGAACAAAAAGGGTGGTCTTAATGAGGCAGGGCGCAAGTCTTATGAGCGTCAGCATCCAGGTTCAGATTTAAAGGCACCTGTAAAGAAGAAAGAGGCTGCTAAGTCTCCTAAGTCTGCTGCACGTCGTAAATCTTTCTGTGCTCGTATGGAAGGCATGAAGAAGCACAACACTGGTTCTAAGACAGCTAAGGATCCTAACTCACGTATTAATAAGTCATTGAGAGCGTGGGACTGCTAATGGCTAAAAAAGCATCTAGAAGCGTGGGGCAACGTATCAGGGTCCCTAAAACCACGGATACTAAAAAACCTATTAATTATAGGTCTAGATTGGCTGAGTTTAACGAGCATGCTCGCTATGATGGAAATTGCTCTTCTTGCATAGATAACGCTTGGCATCACTCTCAAATAACTAGGGCGGAAGAATAATGGCTGAGAATCCATGTTGGAACGGTTACGTTCAAGTAGGGATGAAAATGAAGAACGGCAAGAAAGTTCCTAATTGCGTTCCTGAAGGTTCAGGTAAGAAAAAGGTTGCAAAGCCTACTAAGAAAAAGAGTAAATAATGGCGACTAAGAGAAAAGAAGTAGCTGGGGGCAAGGAGTACACAGGCTCTGCTGCTAATGGTGGTCGTAAGATTATTGTTGAGCACTACAAAGATTCTAAAGGTAAGTGGCACACTACCTCTAAGAATGCTGCTCGTGCAAAGTATGAGAAGAAGCACGGCAAGCTATCTAAAGGTACAGACGTGGACCACAAGAACAATAACCACGATGATGATAGCGCAAGCAACTTGCGCCCCCTAAGTCACGGCAAGAACACTGCCAAGGAGAATAAGCGCAGAGCTGGAAAGAAGAGCAAATAATGGGGCAGTTTGATAGCATGGGATTAAAGCCAGTAGGTGAGATTGGTTTGTCTGACCCTAAGAAGAGATCCAGTACTCTTGACCGCAATGAGAACAAGAAAAAAGATAAGCCTAAGACTGCAACTGCAGGTGGTGGAGCTTACCCACCTAGTAAGCCACCTAAGGGACCAACAGGTCCTAGAAACCCTGATAAGGGTAGCGATAGCGGAGACAATGAAAAAAAGAAGTACTCAGGTGGTCTAGGTAAAAATAAAATATCTAAAGGCGACAATCCTAGAGACACATTTAAAAGAAAGAAGTAATAAAAAAGGCCCCAGTTACGGGGCCTTTTCTATTTACTTAGGGAACTTATCTAACCACACCGTTACGGCTGATTCAGAAGCGCTACCATCGTATGCGTTTGGTCCTAAGCCCCAGGACCCAAAGTCTTTTCCACGATTAGTCATGTAGAAGGCCGCTTGGGCATTTGTAACTGGGTCTAAGAGTTCAGCATTAGATTTAATACCAAATTTTTCTCTTCGGTCTTCTCCTAGGCTTCCCAGCATATTAATCTGGAATAGGCCGTAGGAGTTGTCTCCGGTTGAGGACGTCTTATTATGAGAAGTGGAGTTTCCCCTAGATTCTCGCATAACTACCGCCCAAGCCAGCTTTAGGGAGTAACCCTTAAATCCGACTAGTTCAAGCATGTCTGCAAGGTCCGTAGGACTAAACTTTGTCATTTCCCGATACTTATCTAGAGGATCAACTACCTCTGGGGCAGTGATCACAGTGGGCGTATCAGCCCGATTGTAGACCGCGTAGGCCTGGTTTGTTGTAACTATGAGTAGCATTGCTGCCATCAGAGTAACCTTTATTTTTACAATTGTTTCTTCATTAATAATCACACTATCTCCTAGGCTAGAAGGCCAACCCGAATCTCTTATCTACTGTCACTAGATAAAAAATAGCTCAGCGTCTGTCTGCCAAGCTAGTTGCAACCCTTTTGTTACGTAGTTAGTGTTGGGGTTTTTACTCCCCTATTGAATATTCTACCAGTAAATACAGGCACCAAGCAACATAGAGTCTGGTATGATGTGTACTTATATTAGTAATATATGCGTAAAGGAGCTAAAAATGGCAAAATGTGTAAACTGTGAGCGAGATGGCGGATATTTAGTAGAGAATCCTGGTGCTATGCCTCAGGTGTACTGTGATAAAGATCTCCCTTCTTTCTTTAACAAAGCTAGCTTGCCAGCGCACATTAAAGAGATTCCTTTAAACCATCTACACGATACTGATGACGAAGAGATGAAGCACAAGGCTCTTCCTAAAAAGAGCCGCACAAAGAACAAAACTTTGGGTGAAGATGATTCAGCTAATTTGGTTAAAGCCCTTGAAAAAGATGATGTTCTTACAGCTGTTTTAGAAGAACGTGTATCTGAAACGGCTGAGTGGATTTAATGCGTATTGAGAGGGTAATAACAAAGCAAGGTCACCCAGTGCCAAAAACTGCTGGGTACGCAAAAGGACCGTTTCCAGCAGAGATCTACACACCTACTGAAATAATCGTTGATTACATACCTTTAGATCAGGACACCCCTATAGGAGCTACTGCACAGAATAACTTTGTAGAGCCTCGTCAGTTTAGGTGTAAAATATGTACTGAGATAATGTTTGAGCACAAAACGGCGGATCATATATGCGAGGGTACTATTAATGGCGAAAACTCGTGATGTAGGTAACTTTTATTGGCATACCATGGTGTACCCAGTAAAACCACCTGTTATACTCGATAAAGCAGAGACTCAAGAAATAGATGGTAAATATAGAGGCGGACATGGTTGGGCAGTACGCCTTCCATTTACAAGGCTAGCAATTGTTGTAGGAAAGTGGACAGCCACTTTTAGTGAGAGCATGGCTTTAACAAGAGCCATCAATGGACGAGCTATCGAAGAGAACTTGTTTGATTGGGATACAGTAAGATACGGGGCAGAATATGAAGATATTTAAAAGTAAGAAAGTTCGTGAGTTAACAAAAATTGAACAAAGAGTAAGTGGTTTATCTAACTCCGAGCTTCTCGGTTGGACAGATCAAATTATGTTCACACTAGG